AAACACATGTATTTTTTGTTGCAAATTGCATTGGCATAATTTTGTCAAACTCAAAACACCAAGGTAATTGTTCAATGTGTCTTTGATGAGCTAGTATAAAGATTTTTGGTGGATTTGTCAAGGTATAATCCATTTCAAATCTAGGGTCTGGGCCTACATCATCTATAATACAATCAAAGTATTCACCAAACACAGGTCTTTCTTTTCCAGCTTCGTGAAAAAACTTATATTGACCTTCGTATCCAAATAATTTTTTGTATTTTTTATGTAAAGGGATTATATCTAGAAATCTATATTTTAAATTAATGTCTATGTTAACACATTCCTTAATAGGTGTGTCAACTTGAGATATAAAGAAGTCCATATTAGGACCTCCACCTATTGTTTTGACAGTTTCTATATTATTATCTTTGAATAAGTTATTATAAATTTCATATTCATATAACTCAAGATCAAAAGAATATAACCCTGGATTTTCTAAACAAAAATCGGTTATTGTTCTAAATTTTTCATTTGACATTCACAGTTTTTACACTCACATATTTTTAATTTTAATAATTTTACTATTATACTCTTAAACCAGTTCATTGTCAACTCCTTTGCTTAAGTTAATGGTACTATTTTGTAATATTTGTAATTGAAATCGCATGTAGATTTAAGATATTGAACATCTGTTGCTTCTTGATCGAAGTTTAATCCACCCAAAGAAAGTGGTGACAGTTCTTCAAATCTAACTTCTACTACGGGGTTATTCTTGTTTGATAAAATAGTTAATGTTGCATCTGAAAACATTGGACTTACTGCTGTTGCAGGTTGTACATCACCAATATCTTGCGAATTGCCTTGAGTTGCACCAGGTCTATTTGATGTAGATGATCTAAAGTCTTTAAATTGTTGTCTAGATTGTGGAAATCCAATACCAATTAACCAATCGTGTAGTTCTTTGTAATTTTCTAAGTTTTCATCAACTAAAAAAGATATTGATAAGTTCTCAAAAGTTACTTCATCACCTTGCATTGGTATTTGTTTTAAAGGTGTAGGGAAAATGGTTTCACCAAGACTAATACCTGGCACATTAGCTGCAGTTATGAAAAACTCAACTTTAGGTAATTGATTAATTATCATCTTAAACTGTGTTGGTGATGCATAATCTAATATTTCTGGTTGTCTTCCTAATGTCATTTGTTTTCTCTCTATTTTAAAATAAGTTTTTTAATTGACCATGAACCGTCTATATTCTGTTCAAGCTCTGCTTCTGATTTTAGGCATTGATATCTAACACCTTCCGAATATTGTCTCTCTGCTGTTCTTTTACCTTTTAAACATTCTTTTAGACTAACCTGTATTCGGTGCTCCTTGATTTCTGAATTGACGATCATTAATAAAGCTACTACTACTTCTATCATATTAATTCTCCTTAATCATTAACCCTGCAATTATTTTGACAAGCAAAAGGTGCTGTATCAATATTCTTCCAACTATCTGGTAAAGTTTTAGTAAACCATTCATTACTTAATATGTTTTTTAACGTATGATTTTTTAAGTTGTTTTCTTCACGGTTGTATTTACTCACTACGGGGTCATTTGCCCAACCATCTTTAAAATGATTTATTGGAAAATCTTCTTTTAGATAACAACATTGAAATACCTGACCATCAGGGTTAATCATACATCTTTTTAATTCTTTCCATTTACATATAATTTTTGGCATGTACAGCTCTCTCTAATGTTTCTTTTTCACCATCTTCATTTATAAAATTAAATGTATTTAGATCACCAGTGGTAAATGTGTATTTAACATCAAATCTATCTGATGGGTACGATACATGATTATGAGAACCATTTTTAATTGCTAGTTCTTTTATTTGTCTTTCGTACATCTCATTATGTTTAAACAATATAGTTTGTGATAAAGGAATAGCATTTGTGATAGATAATGCTTTTAAAGCAGATAATGATTTTTTTAATGATGTACCTCGTCTATACTTCTGGTGCATGTGTTCATCTACACCATCTACATCAATAACCATTGATAATCTTCTACCACAATATTTTCCTAGTCTTTCGTAAAAATCTTCTTTACGAATACTACCGTTTGTAGTTATTATTACTTTTGCATTTGAATTATCCATTATGTAATACACAATAGACTCTATGTCTTTTGCCATTAAAGGGTCTCCCCATGTACCACAAAAACTATATTCTTTAATATCATCTAAAGTATTTTTAGGAAAATAGTTTTTAAAATCTAACAAAGACCAAGTTGTCAATGGTAAATTTTTGTGATGTTGTAAACCATTTGGCGATGTTCTATCGCATTGTGGACATCTAGCGTTACATAGATTTGTTAAATTTATGTCTGCTATTTCTATCATTTTTAGTGTCCGTTTCCATTTTTAATTTCTCTATCTGCATCTTTTAGTTTTTCAATATCATTTAACATCTTATCAACTTGTTTTTGTAAAAACTCGATGTTAATACGGTTGTTCATCATTGACTCAATATGTTTTTCTATTTTTTCTACGGTGCCATAAAGGTCCTCAATGAGCATGTATTGCTCCGAGTCAGCAGGTAAACTACCCATTTCACCCCTTGGCCATTTTATTCTAAATTCTGAATTGGCTGATAATTCTGTTTCAATTCTTTCTATGTGTCCGTTTAAATCTTTTTCTGCTAGTTTACTTGTAGTTTCTAGCATAGTAATTCTTTCTAGTACCCCAAAGTAAGCCCACACTCCAACTGCTACTGCTCCAATTATAGCAAGCATGTTTCTAACAGGCATTGATATAGCAGTATTGTCTGATATGTCTAATCTTTTTGTCATAATTTACTCCATAAAGTATTTATATCGCTAATAAAAAAAGGGGGCCGAAGCCCCCTCTTTGAATTTGATTGTGTCAATCAAGATTACATTAAGTTAGTTACTTTAACTCTTCTGTAATATTTGTTAGTGTTCGCAGAAAGTGAAATCGCACCTTCAGCAGAAGCAGCAACAGTACCAGTATGGAATGGGTTAGCAGCCATACCGTATCTTGTTTTGAAACCAATTTTTGGTTGGAATGAGTTCTCACCAACGGCTCTAACCATTTGTAGAGGCACATAAGGACAATAGAAAACACCAGCATCGTAAGGTGAAGTTCCTTTGTAACCAACTACGTAGTATTGAGACGCAGCCACGTTTGCAGCATAAGGGTCGATGTAAACTCTGTATCTTCCGTTTAATACACCAGCAAATGTAGTTGTTGTGTCATCAACATTTAAGTTAGATGATAACGCAGGTGTGTAGTCTAGAACACCAGCCATTTGAAGAGCAGAAGCAACGTCAGCACTTGTAATGATGATGTTACCTTTTCCTCTTCTGGTTTGTTGTCCAATAGCATTTGCATCTCTTTCGATTGCAAATAATAGACCTTTGAATTTCTCAACAGACCATCTTCCGTTTGAGTCTGTATCTAAATCAAAGATACCTGCAGTTGTTGTGTTAGTTTGAGCACCTTTAACAGCTGTGTTGTAAATTGTTCTTACAACTTCTCTGTTAATTTCCATTAAGATTTCGCTTGATAAGATGTTAGCAAGTTCTGTCTCAGCGTCTAAACCGTGGATTGCTTTTAAGTCTTGAGCAAGTTCCATAGTGTATTCAGCTTTAAGAGCTCTTGTTACTGCTGTAACGGTATGTTTCTCGATTGAGAAAGCCATTTCAGCAAATTCATCAGTACCATCACCTAGTGTTTCACCTTGTGCTGTAGTCTGACCAGTTACGAATGAGTATGTACCCGCACTTGGTGAGTCGTTAAGAACAGCTGGGTTAGTACCAGATTGGTCTCCACCACCAGTATTACCAGCAGCGTCTTGGTTTGATAGATCAGGTATCAATTCATCAGCTAAAGCTTCTTTACCAGTTTGGTTAGTAGCTCTTGCTCTCATAGCGAAGATTAAGCCTGTAGGTCCACTCATAGGTTGAACGCCACAAATATCGTAAGCGATAAGGTTAGGCATACTTCTTCTAACTAGAGAAATAAGAATTGGGTCCCAATTGTCAACAGCTGAACCAGTTGCGTTAGTCGGTGCAGCCTCTCCTAAGAAAGCTTTATCTTCTTTCATAGATTTTTCTTGGTTTTCCAAGATTAAAGTAGTAACAGCTCGTCTGTACGCATCGCCGATTTTTGGTAATTCGGGATGTTCTAGGACTGGCTGCCACTTTTCTTGTAGATGTTGTGTTTGAAACATTGTGTTTCTCCTTTTTATTTTCTACTATTATTTATTAGTTTGCACTCTTTACAGCTTTTCCGATAGCGGAAATATACGCCCCCATCGGTCCGTCTATGTCAGCCTGTACAGCGGTGCCAGTTTCTACTTCATCATTTCCAACAGTTTCACTCATTACTTTTTGTGTACGTGGGAAATAGTTTTCTTTAATAGTCTTTAACTTTTCAGTATAAGACTCTTTATCAGAATACTCTACTTCTTGCGCTAATGAGTCAAACTTTTCAATTTCGGTTTCAGTTAAGTCTGAAGAAACTTCAGCTTTAACTGATTCTTTAACTAGAGAACCTTCAGATTTCTTCGTTTCAACTACTTGTTGAATCGTTTCTTCTAATTTTTTCTCTAATTTAGAAATTTTATCAGCTTGTGCTTCTAAAACGTCATACTTCTCAGCAGGTACATCGATGTAGTGATCTTCGAATAACTGCTTAAGACCAGATATGAAGTCTTCAGCGATTTCGCCTTTTAAGCCTCTTTCAACTGCTAATTCATTTTCTTTCATCCACTCACCTGTAACGTAGTCTAGGTAAGAGTCAACTTTCGTTGTTAATGATTCTCTTGTTTCAGCAATTTCAGTTCTTACATCATTTTGATACTCTTCTTCAAGTCTTTTAATCTCTTCTCTGATTTTAGACTTAACAGCAGTTTCAAAAATTGTAGCAGCTTTTTCTTTAAACTCTTTAGATAAAGAATCGTCAGCATTTAATAAAGCGTCAACATGTTCTTTCACATCAACTGATTTTAATCTTTCTTCAGTTTTTGCGTTAGAAACAACTTGCTCGTCTTTTGCAGACGGCATCATTGCAGCATGTAATTTTTTCATGCCTTCTTTTTTCATTTTGTCCATACCATGAGACATTTCTTTGTACATCTCGTCTTTAGTTTTGGACATTGCAGCTGAATGATATGAAGCATACATTTTAGCCATGTCTTCTTTTTTCATAGATTTCATAGCTTTAATCATTTCTTTTTTCATATCTTCGTCAGATTTTTCATCTTCTTTAGCTTCGTCTGCTTTTTCTGCATCATCTTCATCGTCTTTTTCTTTATCAGAATCTTTAGACTTTTCGTCTTCGTCTTCTTCTTTTATTTTTTGAATTGCGTCTGGTTTGCCTTCACCTTTTTGTTGAGAGTCACCAGAAACTTCTTTTGCTTTTTTAGAAGCCTCTTTACCTGGGTCAGTAGCATCCTTAGGGTCTGTTACTGCTTTTCCCAAATCTTCTGGTTTGTCGTCACCTTGTAGTGCAGGCTTGATTTTGTCCATAGGTTCTGCTTTAGTTGCAGATTTTTTAGGAGCGTCAGCACCATTGGCTTCTTCTAACTCAGCCAAAACTTCCGCTTCTAATTCCTCTATGGTTTTGTCTATTTCTGTAGCCATCGGAACATTCTCCTTTTTATTTTTATTTAGTACTATTATTTATAAAACTTAACACTTTTACTGCTAATTACTAATTATTTTCATGAATTTAGCAAATTCAAGTGCCTTCAATTTATCTTCTCTTAGTCGAGTTCTCTTGTCAATTCTTTGTTTCATTTCAAAAACTTCTTGCTCTACTAAATTACCGTGGTCCCAAACCCACTCTTTGCCTTCCATAATGCCCTCTACGAAAGCACTAGGAGCACTTGGGTCTGCCACGATATCCCCTGCTGTTGCAAGTTTGAAGTCGCTTCTCACATAGTTAGCACCGCCCCGTTGGTCTAAACTTCCCATACCCCTTGATGATACGCCGAGAGTTGCCCCTTCGTCCATAAGGTTTTTTACAATTGCACCCATTGGAGTCGACATAATTTTTGCTTCTCCTACAAAGTTATCGCCCTCTGGTTTAAGACTTGTTATCATATGTGATACTCTGTCTAAATTAACCGTTGGACCTTCTGGGTGACCTAGTTCGCCAAAGGCTCTGTTTTTATCAACATATTCTTTGTTGTAAGATGCAACTTCTTTCATCAAAATGTCTTTTGGATATACTCTTCCATTTCTATTTTTGATGTTAGATTGCATAAAGATACCTTTGATTTTATATTCTTTTTTGCCATCTTTTTCTTCAATAAGATAGTCTTGTTGAGAAAAATCTAATGCTTCTGTAATAAGTTTAACTGTATTTGTCATTTTACAACCCTGGATGTCCTTGAACAACTTCCTCTATGTAAACAGCACAATCACTACCAGCAGTTTCATTGATTACTGATATTTGGAAGTTACTTCTAACTGTTGCGGCTGTAAATGTACCTGTAGATGTTGAGTTTTTATCTGTTGTTACTGTTGTGTCATCTACTGAAGCACAATTTGCGTCTGTAATTAAAGTGTTAAATGCTGATGTACTTTCTGTAATTGAAATCTGATCGCCAGCTTCAAAACTGTGACCACCTGCAAAAGTTAATACACATGGGTTAGCATTTGTAGCTGCTGTTGCGAAAGCAGTTTTACTTCTTTCTTCAGGTATAACAATTACTGATTGTCCAGCTCTTAAAAATATTCCGTTTGTAGAGGTTACTGCTGTACCTTCATTTGTAATTTTGAAGAAAGCATCTTGACCACCAAACTCTGAAACTCTAAATGCAGCGCCTGGATTTAATTTGCCTAAATCAACTGTATGTTGAGCGTCATCAGCAGTATTAGCAGCCGTTACTACACCTGCTCGTCTAATTAGTTTGAATGCCATTTTAATTCCTTATCTTAATAATCCGATTGCTTCTTTTTCGAAATATTGTAATAAGTCTTTTTCTTTGACTTTGTACTTCTTAGAGACATCGGATATTGTCTTTTCAAAAGTATTTAGGAAATTTGAAGGCTTGGCGTCCATTTTTTTGAATATATCGTCAACTGCCTTTCTCATACGAGGCGATAGTTTACGATATTCTCTAGTCTTTTTATGTTCGTCAGCTTCTAGAGTTGTTGATAATTGTTCGTAATACTCTTCAAATCTCATTTTTTTGTTAATCTTCCGTTACTTCAGGCGTTACTGCATCTTGAGCAACAGGTGCCTCAGGTTGAGTTTCGGGTATGTGATCTCTTACAAATCCTTTAGCAATTTCTTGTTTTTTAACATCAACTGCCATTGCTACTTTATCTTTCATAGTTTCTTTAAATGCATCTTCGGCATCTAAGTTTGAATTGTTAACTAATGCGTCAACTATTTTATCACTACTCATCGTCTATATCTCCTATATCATCATCGTTTGGTTGTTGTGGTTCTTGTTGTTGAGGTTCACCTTTTATAGGTTCATTTGTTACGCCATCATTTGGTGGTAAATTAACTCCACCGTCTTCTGGGTCAGTACCTGCCTCAGTATTCATTTGTTTTTTCATTTCTTCTATTTCGTATTCACTTAATTTAAGAACGTTTTGTTGTACCCATTTCTTACTAAAGAATGTTCCAACAAATCCCTCAATTGCACCTAGTTGATCTATCTTCTCTCTTAATAATTCTGCATTTTTTAATTCTGCAAAGTTATTGTCTTGTAAGAAATCATAACTAATATGTTGTACCATTGCAGGCCACTCTTCTACATTGATAACATTTTTTAAAACTAATTGAGTTTTAAGCATGTCATTAAATAGTGGTGTGAATTTCTTTCTAACTTTTTGTACGAATTTTGTAAACTTTAATTCGTCTCTAGTAATCTCTGTTGATCTTCCTAAAGAAAAGTTTTGTTCAGCTTCTAGTCTAGAGATTGGAACATTTAAAGAACGATATAATTTTCTTTGGAAGTAAGTTATATCTTCTATTTCACCTAAGTTGTTTCCACCTGGTAAAGTTGTAATCTCTGTACCTCTGCCACCTTCTCTTCTTGGTAACCAAAAGTCTTCAAGCATTGACATGTGATTTCTGTCGTCTCTGATCTCACCTGTTTTTGCATCGTAAACTAATTTGTTTCTATATCTTTGCATTACATCTTTTAGGTATTGCTCTGCTTTTGCTTTTGGTAAGTTACCTACATCAATGTAAAAAATTCTTCTTTCTGGTGCTCTTGATATTCTGTAAATAACAAGACTGTCTTCAATCATTCTTAATTGATTGACAGGTTTAATTGCTTTATGTAAATATGATAAAACCATATTTCTATTTGCATCAATTAAACCAGATGGTACGTAAGTTACTGAGTCTGGTGAAAGTCTAACGCCAATCATATTATTGTTTCCACTACCACCACCCATGTAAGTGCCTTTGGCATTGTAAATATAATAGTCTTGAGCTTTTTTAATTAGATCAGGTCCCATTGCTTTGGGTTGTTTTTTAACTTCTCTAACTTTTTTAATTTGTCTAGGGTCAATGTATCTAACTTCTTGAATACCTAGTTTAGGTGCTTTAGTATCAATTACTTTGTGATAATAAATTCTACCATCCACATACCAACGTCTAAAAATATCTGAGCCTTTAGTATCAAAGTCTAATAGTCTTAAAACGTTATCAAACTCTTCTCTAATTCTATCTTTGATTTTTTTTGTGTGTGGTAGATTATCGGTAATAATATCAACAGATTGATCTCTCTCATTAGCAACGATTGCCTCATTCATGATATCTTCAATTGCACTATCACACTCTGGTTGTTGTGCAATATCTCTATATCTTCTTACAAGGTCATTCTCGTTACGATCTCGACCATCTTGATCTAAGACCTGAGCAAAGTGCCCACCGCCTGCGATTTCGACTGTGCCATCGTCAGGCGATTTTTGGGTAAACTTTTCTTGACTATCTGTATCTTTTATTCTTTCGAATTTAAATCCGAACAGCTCTGCCATAATGTACTCCTACTTGGTTATTAGTATTTAGTAGGTAAATTAGAAGTTAACACCACTTGCTTCAAAGTGTTGATATCTCCATGTCACCTCAAACTCTTCAATGGTATTCGTTGTATCAGCACCTACTTCTATTGCAGCTGTTGTTAACGGATACGCATTTCTGAAAATGTAAGATTTAAGAATAGTGTCGTCTCTGTCTAGTTGTTCAACGAATAAATCAGCTGTATATTCAGCAGGTGATGAAACACCTGTGTTTTCAACTGTATCGTTAATACCATTCATCCAACGCTCCATTGCATTTCTTATCATAAAGTCTGTATCATTGATAAAGGTTGTAGTCCAAGTTTCAAACTCTCTATCACCTGCGATGTAGATATTTCTACCTCTGAAAGGGATAGCGATTTCACCAAGTGTTTGACCTGGTAAGTTTGAAGCTTTTGCTAAGAAAGAACTTCTTCTTACATCTAATCCAATTGCGATACCTGGTGGTGGTGTAATAGTTACTCTGAACTGATTGGCTCTTGCGCCGCCACCAATTAAGTTTGCTTTAAAGTCGTCTATTCTAGCCATGATTACGCTCCTCCTACTTCGGTAAACGCAACACCTGTTCTAGTTGCTATGAACGATAATGTAATAAAGTTAATAGCTCTAGCAGGTTTGACAAAGATATCTGCAACAAACTCGTTTCTGTCGATTACTTCGCCAGTGTTGTTTGTACCATCTGCAACTACTGAAAAGTCAGATATTCCTCTTCGACCTTGT